AGTCCAAAGATATTATGATAAACTCAACAAGTTTGAAGATGAAAATGTTGGTGTTTATTTCAGAAATAATGTTTGGTGGTGGCATGGATTATGGGATTATGTTTATAACGTGTGTGATGATGTAATTTCAGAAGATGAATGGAATGAAGGACATACAAATGATGGATTGAAAATTGATGAGGATAGAGCAAAGAAAATATCCAAAAGATTAAATCAATTGATTAAGGACGGAGAAACAGAAAGCTATGTAGACTTATGGGAAGCACGTAGAAAAATCGCAGAAGAGCACAATAAAGGCTTGAAAAAGGGCTCAAGTGATAAGAATTATAAGTGGATAGCTAGTTATCCATTGAGTATTGACAATATAAAACATTTTGCAGATTTTTGTGCAGATAGTGGAGGATTTCAAATATGCTAAAAACCATGAATATGATTGATAAAATAGAGATGTTAGATAAACATCAATTGGAAATTATATTAATAGCGATTTTAGGTATGAAAGATAAAAAAAGAGTACCTTCAAATGTAGCAAAATATCTGATAAATAAAGTATATGAGATGGAGGTAACTAAATGATAAAAACAAGAAAAATATATGATGGATTTACAGATGATGTAAGTGATGTTCAATGTGAGTATTGTGGCGAAAGTCCTGAAGAAACAGAAATACAAAAAGCATATGCAAGTGATACGTATATATGCGGTGAAATTGAATGTTGGAATAGTTACTGTTTTGATTGGGTGTGGACGGGTAATAAAGTAGAAATTGAAGAAGAAGAATATGAAGTATGTGATGATTGTGAAGAAGAAGATTGTATATGCGAGGGGGAATAATGAATACAGATGAAATATATGATTACATAATTGAATATGGAATTGCAACGGAAAAGGAAGTCGGATTGGTGTGTGCAATAAATGGAACAAATGAAGATAGTCTGAACGCAATTTTATATGCAAGAACGGGATACAGAGACTTGGAACAAATCAAAGAGATGGAGGAATATTAAAAATGAATAATGTCAAACTAGAAAACCTAATTACAGAAGTAGAGGAATTAATGAAATCAAAACAAAAAAATGGAACAATAAAATCCGTTAATGATGAAGCTCTATTTTTGTGTGGGGCTATGCAAGTGATTCATCTTTTATATAGTGAAAATAAAGAAAAACTTGATAGCATTCCGCCACGTTGGATATTAAGTCCAATGTCAAGTAGAAGTATTAACGAATTTAATTATGCGGAGGAAAAATAAAAATGAGCAAAGACTATATGTTTGAATGTAGAGGGTGTAATAAAGCAGATAAAACTTATTGGTATAATGATGAAGGGAATCCTGAGGCTGATGGTGAACTTTACGGATACCCAACAACACAACATCATCATTGGAGAAGGCAAGATGCTTATGGTATTTACACAGGACTATACTGTGGTAAATGTTACGATAACCCAGAAGTATACACTTATAGAAAAGATGAATACTTTGACCCAGCGTATGCTGGAGAACGATTAGAGGAGGATTATTAAATGGAACAAGATAGAATGAGCGCAGAACATAAA